CTTTTCCCTATAACTTTTTCTGAGGGAAATTTGAGATTACCCAATGATTACAAAGAGTATGGAAATATTCCTGAAAAACATCCTATTAATTTTGAAAAGGTTCCTGGTTATTTCATAGCTGGATCCATAAAAAATTACCAATACATTAGGCCTAAACCATCAGGCATTATTACTACCCCTTTAGTAGATCATGCGACCGTTTTAACCGATAGGAGCGCATACCAGTGTAATGGAAAATTTAAGTATTTGCCACCACTGATGAAACCTATATGGCGCAAAATTGATGGTGTAAATAAATATATTTCACCATTAAATAATTTTGTTAAGAAATCAGGGGATTACAAACTCCCCTTGGATCCAGATATAATGCTGATTGCTATTGAAACTGTATCTAATAAAATTATATCAAATTTGGAACAATGTGGCGTCGAATCACTTGCTCCTGTTCCTTTGGAGGTTGCCCAAAATGGTTCTCCAGAGGATTTTTACTCTAGAGCCATCAAGTTATCCACTTCAGGCGGATTTACATGGCCTGGTAAAAAACGAAAATATTCAGTGCCTTTGGAATTGAATTTCAAAAAGGATGCTGTTATTCCAAATAAAGACGTGCGAGAGCAAGTTTTAGAACATTTAGAATCTTATAAATCATCCCAGTGCGCAAATCCATTAGTTGGAGCGCAATTGAAGGATGAACCTCGTCCTTTTCAGAAGGTTGTGGAGGGAAAAACTCGTGTTTTTGCTATGTCTTCTTATGAGTCTACATTAGTTCAACGCATGTATTTGATGCCTTTATACTCTCTTATGTGTCAATTTAGTGGCGCTTTTTATTGTGGAATAGGTATTAATATGCACTCCACCGATGTAGATAATTTAGTTATTAAACTTAGAAATTTCTCTATGAAATTTATGGAAGGAGATTATTCTTCCTATGATACGAGAATGCCTGTAGGTTTTAGTATGATGGCCAATGCTGTGGAACAAAATATTCTAAAGCATTTTGGCTATAATGATTTTGCCATGAGAATGGTCAACGGCTTGCATTCTGACAGTACTATTCCATGTTTGGTTCTGAATGGAGTCATTATGTGGATACCAGGTTACCAGCCCTCTGGAAGGGTTGGTACAGCTGAGAACAATTCCGAAAAGGGTCTGATTGCTATAGTCTACTGTTGGATTGTCGTCATGACTATTCATGGTAAGGATCATTCTTTTAACAAAAGCACAGCTTATACTCCAGAGGATTTCTGGAGATATGTCTTGCCCGTTACCTATGGTGATGACATGCTATG